CCCCTTTCGGGGCCTCTGCTTTGTGCTCGACAATCGAGTGCAACCAAACGAAAGGAAAGAAACTTGTCAGGTTCAGCCGTTCGTCTTTATACATCATGGGGAGGCACCCAATTTGATGGGCGCCAAGCCTTGGTGATAGACGAAGGACGGGAGTGGAAGAGCGGCCAATGGCTGCCCGTCGACAACCCCGTCTATGTGACTGGATGGTTCGAAAATGACTCCCAGAATAATCACTGGCTATCTCGCCCAAAAGGCGTGATAGGTGATCGCGGTTCATCTTGGACCGCTTTCAAGAGTTACTACCAACCATCTTCTGCATACGTGGACGCTCGTTCCAATACTTTTGGAACGATCCGCGGATACAGGGGACCTGTGATGATTCACACCTCCGATTATTTCAGCTCGGATGATTTCCGATTGCTGGATTTTGGGGCTAGTGACGAGGTCGATTTACTCGGCCTCGGTGCTACCGCAATATCGAAGGTGTTACCCACCAATCCGATTTCTGATCTCCCGACGGCAATTGGAGAGCTCCTCAATGAGGGGCTCCCAAGAGCAATTGGAAGTCAATTCCTTAAGCGCAGGAGGATTTCTCCAGGTGAAATATCTGGAGAGTATCTCAACTACACTTTCGGAATTGCTCCTTTCATTCGGGACATGCAGGCCTTTGGACGTGCAACTCAACGAGCGAAAGAGCTCATTGATGAGTACGCCCGCCGTGCCGGCAAACTGATCAGACGTCGATACGAGTTTCCTCTGGCTACAGACTCCACCACTAACGAGTGGACCACCAACGGTGGTTTCGCAGTGTACCTGAGAGGTCCTGAGGGTTCAAACCTCAGTCCTTGTCTCAGGCCTGTTTATGGAGGCTGGCCAGGTGTGAGAACAGACGTGACAACCAGGTCTAAACAGACTTGGTATAGCGGCGCCTTCACATACTACTTACCAAGTAGTCGTGATTTCGCGTCCAGGCTGACTAGAGAAGAAGCAGAAATGCGACATCTCTTCGGCGGACTTTCCGTCGATACAGCTTGGAACCTGCTCCCATACTCCTGGGCTGCTGACTGGATTACAAATGCTGGCGATGTTTTACACAACGTCTCAGCATTTGCCAGGGATGGCCTTGTGATGCCTTGGGGTTATGTCATGGAGCGTTGTGAACTCCGTGTCGATTCCAAGGTAGTAGGTGCCGTATTAGGATCGCAAGATTCTACTTACGGCCACTACTACTTTCCGGATGCCATTGCGACATCTCGCGGTGCTGTTTATCAGCGCCGCAGGAAAGCAACACCGTTTGGATTTGGACTAAGTGAGTCTGGTTTCACATCCAGACAATGGTCCATACTCTCCGCATTAGGCGTTAATCGCTTTTTGCGCTGAGTAGGGTACCTGTCCATATCTTTGGATAGTTACCGTCACTACCCGGTATTTCGGAAATTCCGAATTACCAGAACTGTGAAGCAACTATGGCCCTACCCGATCCAATCCCAACCATCACTGTTGCGGCCGTGACTTACGACCTCGCTCGTGTTGCGTTCGGCGAAAATTCGTCGAAGTATCGCACTGCGAACGGGCTCGATGAGCTCACGATTTCGCATCAGCGGAACGCGCGGGACCGCACATCGGTTCGTTTCAACCGTAAGAAGGTTGCTGCGAACCCCTTCGACGCTGCTGTCAACCAGGAGTATTCGTGGTCGGCTTATGCCGTCTTCGATGCTCCGAAGTTGGGAGTCAGCGCCGCAGAGTGCCAGGCCCTAGGTCAGCTGCTGACCGCCTTTTTGGCGGCCGGTACGCCGGACTATGACCTCCGCGTGCTCCAGGGTGAGATCTGAGTCGCAATAAGGGGAGTCGAAAGAAGAAGACTTCGTCTTCTTCCAAGACGTCATCTGACCGGAAAAGCGAAAGCTCTTCTAGTCAGATTTCGAAGAGAGCAGCCTTTTCATACGGAGGTGTCATTGTAGCCTGCCTCACCATTTTGGTGAACGTAGTCTACCCTGACCTTACTCCGCATGTCGGCTGCGTTCCTTTCCCCTAGACTCAGGTCTGGATTGTCGATCGCAATACAGGCTCAGGATCCATATTCTCCTTATTGAAAGGAGGAGGGATGAAAAGCCTGATGTTGCTTTGGCAGAGAATGGCGGCTGACGCCGCTGTTCAGTGCCGCACAAGCGCCGTTCTTGATTCTAAACGAATCAAGAAACGTTTTGAACATGAGGGGATTGAGTTGTTAACTCTTTCCCTTCCCGAAATAGGTAAAGCTTTCGAGAGATCGCTTGACCTAGGACGGGTTACTGATGGATTGAAGTCCCTTTGTGGGGCTCAATCAGGATTTCCCGTATTTTTACGGAATTTCCTTCAGCTCATCTTCGAGCGCAATGGTGGCCTGCTGCTCGACGATCCGTCGATAGAGGCAATCCAAGCCGTTCGCCAGCTAACGTTGGCGTTCAGCAAGGTGCTTCTCCCGTGCAGCAATGCACGGGAGGAGCGTGCCTTTCTCGACTACGTCGAGTGTGAACAGTCACTTCAGGACACTGTTTCTTCTCTTCATCCCGAAACCTTAAGGGATTTTGAGAGAATCAGTTCCATGCTTTTTCAGGAAACGTTCGCTATCTTAGACCGTAAGGTCTTTAATGGCGAAATTGTCCCTAAGCATGGTCCAGGCTCAACTGCGGACAAGCTTCGTGGAAACGCGAAGTTTGTACAAGGTGAGTGGACCGAACGGCTTGAATCAATCTTTCCAGCAATGGAAAACTTGATTCCTAGCTATCGGTATCACCAAAGCCTGGACGAGCTGAAATGGCTGGATCCCGAAACTGAGCGACCCGTTAGGGTTGTTTCAGTTCCTAAAACAGCGAAGGCACCTCGCATCATCGCTATTGAACCTACCTGCATGCAATATATGCAGCAGGGGCTTTTAGAGGTGATGGTTGATTGTCTTGAATCAGATTTTCTGGTTCAAGACATGATCGGTTTCACAGATCAAACGCCTAACCAGCGTCTAGCCTGTGTCGGCTCTCGTTCTCACAGTGAGGACGAACAGCTTGCTACACTCGATTTGAGTGAAGCTTCCGACCGTGTCTCCCTTCTGCTCGTACAGCGTCTTCTACTAAACTTCCCCCACCTCTCCGAGGCGGTTGAAGCATGTAGATCAGCTAGAGCAGACGTACCTGGTTTGGGTATTCATTCCCTTACCAAGTTCGCGTCTATGGGATCAGCTTTGACTTTTCCTATGGAAGAATGCGTCTTTTTGACGTGTATCTTCTACGGGTTTGAGTCATCGCTCGGCAGGCACCTTACCTTTAAAGACATTAGGTCTTTAAAGGGCAGGGTGCGTGTCTATGGTGACGACATTGTCGTCCCCATAGAAATTGTGCCCTCCGTCATTTCCGCTTTGGAGCTTTTCGGCTTCAAAGTGAACCATAACAAATCTTTCTGGACTGGAAAGTTCAGAGAGAGTTGTGGCAAGGAGTACTATGACGGACACGATGTTTCTATATATCGTGTTCGTCGAGTCCTCCCTGAATGCCGGACAGACTTCCAGGAGATTATCTCGCTTATCTCTCTTCGTAATCAGGCCTACTGGTCTGGTTACTGGGGAGTTGCGGGATATCTCGATGCGATTGTTGAAGGTTTGGTACCCTTCCCCAACGTATTGAGTTCTTCTCCTGTGCTGGGACGTCAAACTGCCCTCGGTTATTCTGAGGAACAGTTTGATTCGAACCTCCAACACCCTTTGGTTAGGGGTGTTGTTGTTCGATCTCGAATTCCGACTTCACACTTGGAAGACGAGTGGGCCCTGCTTAAATTCTTTCTTAAGCGTGGGGATTTGCCCTACGCCGATGAAAGACATTTAGAACGTCAAGGACGTCCTGATGCCGTCGGCATAAAGCTCAGGTTGCGATGCCCGTTTTAAGGGCACCGGGGTGGGACTAAAAGCCCACCCGAGGGAGACAGAAG